GATACTATCTTGTTGTACTTCATGGCTTCTATTATCTCTAGGCTGATAGCCTCAGACCGCTCATTCAAAACATCGGAGCATAACCATAGCACCTCGCTCTGTTCTGTGTTAGTAGTTTGCTCAGCTAGTATCTTTAGCATCGAGGCCACACCCGTAGCTTTCCATGTGTGTTGTTCTATGTTGTTTAAGCTATTCCATAAACTCATTTGTTTCCCCTTTAAAATGGTGCATCTTCAATTACGATTGTCTTACTCTTGCGTTCTACTTTCCTGACATCATACTCAGGGTCAGCTTCTGCAAACCTATCAGCTTCTTCTTTAGTTTCAAAGCCACGCACTGCACCAAACAAGTCGTATACCATATACTTAATGGCTGTGTACTGCGGTACTACTAGGTTCATTTTTCACTCGCTTTCTTTAGTACATTTATTTGAATGCACTTGCTACCGCCCCAATTTTTTCTGTATTCGTCTACATAAGATTGCATACGCTGACAATCTTCTAGTGTTTTTACAGGAGGTGAATAGGTCAAAGCACTATGACTACCATCAAATACCATCAACACCCATGCCAAAATAAATTCATTCATTTCTCACTCGCTTTCTTTATGCCTGCCATTTCAAGACACTCAGGCGTTGCCTTAGCTATTTCAGCATCAATTAAATCATCTAATTGTTTTTTATAGTCTTCAACACTTTTCCATGTCCGTGAACTAAAAATGTCAATAGCAGTATTTTCATGCCTATCACGCAACCAACGATACCTATTAGCACAAACAATCATTTTTTCAAGATGGGCAAGTCTGTCTTGCATTTCTTTTAATTTATCGCAAGGCACAAGAACTGTATTGTGTGGTCTTTGATGCTTTTCTGGTGCAGTGTAAAGTGGTTCAGCATCTTTAATTCTTGTTTGCCAATCAGAACCACTACCACTATCTATGTATAGATAACCGTAACCATCAAAGTCATATCGCATTGCAACAGGTTCTTGTTGAGGTTGTGTAGACATACACCCTAAGTCTTCTGTATACATCACATACCCATCTTCATCTAGCTCAACAGCACCTAGTGCATTTCCCGTTCGGGATATTTCTTCTGTTTCTGCATCATTTTTAGGCAAACTTTCCTGTTCGGGAAATTTATTTCTAGCTCTTAGCTCTTCGTTTTCTTTACGAAGTTCCCTTATCATTTCAGCCAATCTCATTTCTTATCCTCCGTTTCTTGAGTCCAATACTTAGGGTCTTCTATATCCGTAGGCACATCCCGCCATTCATGTTTGCCTGTCGGAATCCATCTATCATATTGAAAAACATGCTCGCCCCATGCTTGTTGAAGTATTGCAACTTCACCATAACGCTTTGTCCAACGCACAGGGGTAAGCGGTTGCCAAACAGTCTTCATTTCGCTTTCTCCCTACTACTTTCTATAGCCTTGACTACCTTGCCTGCAATGTCTTGCCATAAGTCTTTAGCTACCAATGCGTTACCCCAGTCACTATGATCCATCAACACTTGGCGTGAGTAGCTTTCTAAGGCCGTAACCATAAACGCATTGCCTAGAACTTCATTGTCTAGGGCTTTCATTACCTTTTTAGTTGTGTCCATTATTGTCCTGCTCCTTTGCTTGTGTTAATTTTGATTTGGTTGATGTCCTGCTGTAAAGAACTGATGACCGTAGATAAGGTTGAGAACCCTAGCATGATCTGTTGTAGTGCGTGGTCTAGTGCTTGTGCTCGTGGGCTAGTATCTATAAACCTATACTGCGCCCCTGTCGCTCCCTGTATTGTGTCGTTGTTATCTTGCACTACTTCGTCCTTTCTAAATTGGTCAAACATTGGGTCAGCTAAAGTTTTAAATGATGTGTGGTGTGTGTCGGGTTCAGGCGTTATTACAATCTCATTATCCCCACCTTCTTCTCCACACATATCTAAATGCATCCAGATGTTCTGTATCTCACACCTAGGGTAGCCCCCTTTAAATAACTCTATCGCTTCGAACTGATCCTCTGCGTAGAACTCTGTTGTGTAATACCCGCTCTCGTCATGGTAGTAATACTCTATCAAATAGCTTCTTCCATCAATACTCATCACTCACCTCCTTAACTCTGATTCGTGCATCGTCATTCTCTATTGTGAAAGTGCCGTCTAAGTTCTTAGTGGGAACAACTGTTCCCAAAACTACCTGCGTTAGCATCTTAGTAAGCATATAGCCCGCCGCCTCGTGGCGTTTAATTAAGCCATGGTAGTAAGCCGCGATAAGCGTGGCAAGGATAGCCCACGCACCCAAGTAAAGTTCTGCTACTGTTATATCCATTTAGTCCTCCAGTTTGTTTCGTTTGTTGTGATACCCATCGTCATACCCTTCTTCGTAGAACATCCTATCCTTAGAGCCTTCATCCCACGAGTAGTCCTCGTGGTCAAAGATAGTCCTGCCTACCCCCTCTAGTTCTCCGTCAAGCATATCCGCCATACCATCTTCATAGCCCTGTTGATATGGCGGTTTACGCCTGAGCAGATCTGTCTGCGAATCATTCATACTTTGTTTTCCTCCTTCGTAGATTCTTTATATCCTAATACCCACGCCGTAATGAACAACGCCCTATCGTAATCACTCAACGGGCTATCACCATTAGGGTATTGTTCATCTTCGTAGTTGTAGAACTCTTGATTAGCTATATCCTCTATCTCATCAAATCCACCTAAGTCTTTCTCATTCATCTTTATACTCCGTTGGTTTAGCTATAAGTTTGTTGCCCATTGCGTAGAACAATGGGTTCGCTTCTTTGATTAGCTTACGCTTCTCAATTACTCCCTTGGTGTTCATTAGTTTCTTGAGGAGGTTGGTTGATTCACGCTCTGCGAGTGCCCGCAGTCGCCCCTCCTTTCTGCGTTCGTTAGAGCGTTGTCGCTCGGACATTTGTTTGGTTTGTTCGTTGTTCATATATACCCCTTATTCAACATAACTCATGTTTACAATCTTAGATTCCTCGCGTGCCAAGAACGGGAACATCTCTCTCGCATATGCGAAGTCTGATAATAACTTGATGTAGTTGTCCTCGTCAATGTCTTTGTCGATAACCATGTAAGCAATATCTACAAAGGATTCATACCCGAACTTGTCAATAAACTGCATGATCTGACGGCGACTGAACTTCTCTGCTCGGGTTAACCCTGCTATACCCATCTCACAGCAGATGTCATCTACATCTAACTCCACCTCTGCGTAGTCGTCATAGCTATTCTTGCCGTAGCTATTGTGGTATGTCTTACCGACAGGGTTGTAGCTCTCATACTCTGCGTAGTCCCAGTCATTGTAATAGCCTGTGTTGTATCCCTTGTAGCCTGAATACTTGTATGAATAGCGTTGCTTGACTGGCTCGATACTAACTTGCAACTCGGCTAACTCTTGGTCGTCAATGTATTCCTTACTGACTTCCTTGCTAGGTGCAGTCCAAGCGTATGTATTTGATAACCACATACCGCCCCAATACACGCCCTGATTTGCATTAACAGTAGCTCGTCTACCTAAGTTATCCATGAGCACGAACTTATTACCTGAACTGATATGCTCACCAATCAGGATAGCGAACGCCTCGCTAAAGGCGAAGTCAGGATTCTTCTCAAGCATAGGGCGTAAGAAGTCACGAATGTAGTGCCATGTATCTGACTTGGATTTGTTAGCGTCATTACCTGTATGCAAGATGCCGTTGTGCATGAGCCATAGATCAATGCCATGCTCTGACTTGTTAAGCACCTCGTATGGGTGGCAGTTCTCCATGTCAATGTCGCCGTGGGTTTTCATACGCAAGTGGAATGAGCAGTCCTTACCTTGAATGTGAGTGCGATAGAACTGCACGAACTCTGTGTCGGTTTTGGGCAGGATCTTCTCGATAATTAACTCATCACCCTCTACATACATAACACCCACGCCATCTGAGTTGTATGAGTAGAAGTCCTTGAGCCATGCGTCTGAAAGAGCTGGAGATGCTGCAACTTGATTAACTAATAAACACATAATATTTCCTTTTCGTTTGATTGATTGTTTACTGCATTGATTGTTTGTTTGTGGGAACACTTGTTCCCTGATTGTCTACTGCTTTTTATTTACTACTTATACCTCTGCCAACACCTTGTCATCTGCTTCTACTACACGAGGGTTAGCTTTGACTACTGCTTCTTTAGGTATATTGAAACCCTTAGACCGCAGGTATTCCCTTAAAAATCTAGTATGTTTTCTGTTCTCAGGCTTGGATATGTAGCTGATGAAGTGGTCTGTGGTTAGTTCGTTTACACCTACATCTCTACTGAAGTGCCAAGCCATGAATGAGAACTCCAAGCATGACATGATTGTTTCGTAGCGTAGCGTGCCCTTGAATAGTCTGAACTCAATGGTGTTCTCGTTCTGAAAGTTAAGAGCCTCATATCTATCGTCATTGAGATTACGCAGTGGGTTTGAACTACCCTTAGCACGCTTGAGCCAGCTATACTCAGCCTTCTTGTTCTTGATCTGTGCATACCTAGCACTACCATCTCGTCTAGCTAAAGCACGCATGAGCCGTTGATTGTCTGACCCATTAACAAATAGAACTAACTTGGCCGCATGAAACAGATTCATACTAGACTTACACACATGGACATGAAGCCCGCAAGTTCTAGTATCGTGACTGCGTAAGCCACGAATAGGTTTCTTAAAGAACGCTAACTGCTTAGCGTGTATGTCTAGCCCTGTATAGCCTGTAACCATCTCGAAGCCATGATCGAGCGAACCATCTGACTCGAACGCACAATACCTATGCTGATGCCCGTCTGTGCCATGTGTGTAGCCGATATTGCTGTCGATAACCTCAGCCCTGTCGCTCTTGTCGTAGTCCTCGCTGACCTCCATCTCAAGCTCTAAGCCTAGCAACACTCGTGGTTTGTAGTCACTATACTCTGATGGGATATGACCTACTTTACGCTTACTAGAGTGATACTCGCCAATGATGCCGTCATCTTCTTCCTCGTTCTCCTCGTCATTGTAGTCATCATTATTTATGTAAGTGCATCTGTTGTCTGAATATGTATAGCCATCATCACCACACTCTGAGCATACCCAAAAGTCGCCATCATAACACCAGATACCCTCATCTTCACGCTCTAACTTGTTGCAGTCGGTGCAAGTATTCCATTCCTCACAGCTATAGTCATTAACAAGATTACGCCATTTTCTATTGTTAAGCTCTCTGACCCACTTGAACCTGCCGTTAAGCAGATCGACTATCTCACAAATGCAGTCCTCGTCATCTGTTTCTTTGAAGGCTTTGAGGAATTCGTTCACTAACTTACCTAGCTCTTGCATCTCTGACTTTAAGAACTGTCTAGACCAAGTGCCACGCTCTAGACGCATACGGGTTTGGTAGTCAGTTAGCTCAGTAATCCTATCGACTGCTCTGTGGTGCTTGACTTGAACTTCTCTGTTGCCCTTGAGATTTTGCTGTATGCGAGTGCGAACTATGCCCATACGCTCGGCTAATGACCAGTTAGGTCTATTACGGAACTGCTCGTTTACATCTACGATTCTATCGCTCATGGTATTACCTTTCATTTGATTTGGTTATAGTTAGCCGATTAGGCTAACTGTCCTGTGGGAACAACTGTTCCCTTTTTGCTACGCTTACTACTCTACTACAAAAAACAAACTAAAACAAACTAGGCTGTAAACCTAGTGCTGAAAAACTGATGACCGTAGTTATGTTGGAAAGAGAAGACTCACCCAACTCTGTGGCAAGCACATCATGCGGTCGCACCTCGTCTATGCGGTATGTCCTAGTCCGCCCTCTGTAATCCTTACGCTTTATTATGTCGCCTACCTGTATCTCGTTGCCTTGCTTATTTATTATCTTCATGCTTAATCCTTTGGCGATGTATTAAATGTATTGGCTGTGTTCACGCCATACTCGTCATAGACTTCAGGCTCTTCAAAGAAAAACATATCACCCTCAAGCGTAAGTTCTTCTACCTCAACGAACTCGTCTGTGATGTCAAGGGGTATCTGACTACCTACATTATCCGCATACTTGACGGCTTCATCTACATCTGCAAAGGCACGCAAGTTTACCCAGCCACTATCAGGCCCAAAGCTCTTAACTATATACACTTTCATTTCAACACCCCCATAAGAATATCAACTACTAAAATTAAACTACCAATTAAAACAATAACTTCGCCCATCTTATCTTCGTTCATCTTACTCTCCTTAGTTTCGCCCTGATCTCGGGCGGTATTGCGTTAAATAAATTCTGTAGGTCTGCTAGTTCTGTGGGTGTATAGCAGTCCGCGATTTGGTTAGGTGGAGCGGGTTTTGTTTTAGGGTTGAATTCTTTTATTAGTTCTTCTGCGTGTTGCTTGGCTATCAGGTAGTCCTGTTCTGCCCACTCTTTCAGCTCAGCCCTGCACCCTTTCCAATACACATACTTACTACGAACAAACCCCATCAACGCCTTTCTATACTGTCCTAGCAAGTCCGCCCTATGATTGTTCCATCTGTTCTTGGCTCCTCGTTTCTTTTTGGCGTTGGCTGATTCATCTAGTTCTTTTATCTTTAGTTCTCCGAGTATGCTGTGCATATCTCCACTCACCATCTTATTCTGTATCTCTTTGCGTGTGAGTGGCTTGGTTCTTTTTGCTTTTGTCCAGCAGTCTTTACACTTCTTGCTTATTGTTTTTAGTCTGGTGTTCGTTGGTCGCTTGAGTAGGGCTGATGATTGTGCCTTGGTTAGCGTGCGTATGAATTCTTTTCTTGGTTTTATTTCTTTGCACGCTGTGCATTGTATGTGGTCGGGTTGTATGTTTTGTTTCGTGGGAACAAGTGTTCCCTCTATGTCTTCGTCATCTATCTCTATCATTTTGTCCACCTTGTTCGTTGAATGTCCGCTTATATTACACTAAAGGACAGCTGTGTGCTACAGCAGTTTTGCATATGGGGCTTGGGTCTGAGGGCTTGGTGCATAAAAGTCTACTTAAATACAGGAATTATTAAACTAAGCAACTTACCTTTTTATATCTACCCACTTTTACTTTCTATTACTTATATATATCTATATCTCTTTATATATAGGTAATAGTGTTTCACTGTGGACAGTGCTTGATAACATAAGGGGTTTGGGGTGACTTCGCTATGTCTTCGCCTGTTTGTAAGTGGACAATAGTCCACTGCACCCTTTTCGTGCATACCTACAATCAAACTAATAACCTCTCTTTAAAAGGAATAGCTGAGCGTCTGCAACGGGCACCACAACGAGATCGGGGTTGCGTTGATACCCTACCTTCCAATGCTTTACAGCAGTCCCTAAAGCCTTCCATTCGCCTACAATCGCATCTGTCTTTTTGTCGATTAAGAAGTAAGCTCCGCCTGTGAATTTGTTTGCGTTAAGTTTCATTTTGTTTCTCCTTTGATTGATGTTGTGGGAACAGTTGTTCCCTTTAGTTGAACTGCATTGTCTTACGGATTCTTTTGAACCTTGGTTGTTTCATCTTGCCCATGATGCGGGCTAGTCTTTGTGCGTGTCGTTGTTCCCATACTTCACGCCTGATGCACCACATTCTTACGCCTGTGTTCATTTTGTTTCTCCTTGGATATGGTTTAAGAACATTAGAGTAAGTCCGATTGTGGATAGGACTAGGGTTGCTAAGTAAAGTGGTGCTGGGTTGTCCGCTACGATTGTGATGCTGAGTATGAATGTGCCGAATAGGGCTAGGTTCATAAAGTATTCAAGTGCTTTCATGTGATTCTCCTTTGGTTTGACATAAATTAGAACTGCGACAGAGCCTGACATCCACGCTTACTTCGCCAAACTCTGTCAAATGTGGGAACAAATGTTCCCTGATGGTTTTGGTTTTTAATAATTTGTTCCCTTAAGCTGTTAGTAGCTTGATTAACTTTGTGATTTGGGCTTTGCTAAACTTGCCTTGAATTGCTTTGGCTTGCTTAGCTACCTCGTCTACTTGCTTGACTGTCTTAGCTTTCTTGACTAGGGCTTGATAGATTTGAACATCTCGTTGCCATTGGCGTAAAGCGGTGTCATCTCGGTTCTCTCTTGTGCAAGCCTCGTCTGTATAGAATGACCAAGTGCCTGAGCTTGTTTGCTTGTAGAAGATAGTCCGCTTGTATTTCGTGCCATATGCGGTTGCGTGTGTTTCGGCTAGTTGTTCTATTACTTTATTGTCTAGGTATCCCTTGCTGTTAAGTGCCTTAGCGACTATGTCCTTGAATGACATACCTGATGTGATGTAGTTGCTGTAAGCATTGATTAGATTAGATGTGTTCATTTGTTTCTCCAAAAGTAAAAGGGAACAGATGTTCCCAAAAAGAAAAGCCAAGTGATTAGCTTGGCTTGGTTGAATCGAGTGGGCTTTGTTTCCCAACCGATAACTCTATTATACCAAATGGGGTTTTGCTAGACCTTGGATTTGGCTTGGCTTGACCCCACGGGGTAGGCATAACCCCTTTTTGACGACCATGAGCCCTCCGCCATAGAACACTGTTTGTTAGCCGCAAACCAAAATTTCTGTAAAAAATGTACAACGCCTATGTCAAACACTATATAAATCAACAACTTATAAAAACCCCCAAAACTTCTATGTAAAATTTTATACAATCTTGTCTAACTTTGGACTATGGGGTTTTGTGTAGTATGTTACACATTTTTTGTGGTATATTGCTTTTGGGGTTGAGACTACTCGGCCGTACCGAGGCTTTGGTTGTTGAGCCAGCGTAGCAAATCAATAACCACCCTTATTTTTTTGTATCGTATTTTGTGCACTACGTGTGCATTCTGTTTATTTTGTGGTACACTAAACCTGTTATGAAAAAAAGCCTTCTACTTCCGCGACCCACATCATACCTATCAGGGTGTGGTGTAGTGGTTAACATGGCCGCCTTGGAAGCGGGCGATCGCAGGTTCGACTCCTGCCACCCTGACCAGTTTTAGTTTTTTAAAAACTATCACATAACACAAAAAAATCTTTTATACTTACAACGCGGTCACGTTTTTCTCCTTTCATTTGGCGTGGTCGTACTCTCCTTCGCGGTGACTGATTACCATCGCACCAAAACCCCGGCTGCTCCCCTCAGTCGGGGTTTTCCTTTTGTAGTTTGTTTTAGTTGGTATTTGGCTTTATTTTTGGTGTATACTCTACCCATAAATGCTGCACTGCAGCATAAACAACCTAAAGGAAAATAAAATGTTTGGTTTAGAACTATATACAGAAATGATGCAGTTGGCTGAGAAACAAAGAAAAGCATTTGTACAAGCGCTTGAACAAAGCACAGAGTACGCACAGACAGAATTAAAAAAAGTTGCAAAATTCTTTGAAGTGAAGTAATATATCGGTGTGGGTCTCACTATCCCACCTTTCCTAAGTAGAAGTTTAAGTATTACCACGGCCGCCTAGTGCGGCCGCTTTCTTTTTATTTATGATATACTTCACACATTCGCTACACCCATAGCGCCAAGAAAGAGGTAAGAAGAGAGTGTTTGACCATTTGGTTTCAAAAGCTGCATCTGAGTTTGTGCCTGAGATCGACGACGACTCGGGGGAAGTGGCGTTCACGCCAGTAGAAAAAATAAACGCAGCCCAAACACTAGGCGCCCAAAGCCAAACAGCTAATTGGTTAGCTGAACTTACCCAAGACGATGAAGCGATCATCGACAAAGCACAAGAACAAAAAGTATCAGATACGTTCCAAGCCTTAGCAACACAAGACCCCAAAGCAAAAAATAAACTCCTGGAAATGCAAGTTCCGGAAGAAATACGTGCGTCGGTAGCTATGGTTACTGCGTACCAGTGGAAGTTTGTTGAACAAGCAAACGAGATGCGAGCTATGGCTGTTGCTAAGATTGTTAAAGAGACAGACCATCCAGACGCCAGAATAAGATTAAAAGCACTTGAGATGTTGGGTAAAGTTACTGAGGTTGCTCTGTTTACTGATCGTGTTGAAGTACGACGTGAAGAAATGAGTGATGAAGAGCTTGAGAAACAGATTCGGGAGAGGCTAGGAAAATATATGGGTGATGCAGATGTGGTAGATGCTGAGGTTAAAAAAACTGATGAATAAAGAGCAGATCCTACAAGCGCTACCGCACATGAGTAAAGAAGAAAAGCTTGCTCTGTTGGCAGACCTTAGTGAAAAAGACAAACGCGTAGAGTTAAAAGGGTCAGCTGCAGACCCAATAGATTTTGCAAAAGCTGTTTATCCAGGTTTCAAGATAGGGCCTCACCACCGCAAGCTAGCTAAAATTTTCCAAGACGTAGTTGACGGGAAGAAGAAACGTGTAATAATAAACATAGCACCGCGTATGGGTAAGTCTGAGTTCTCATCGTACCTGTTCCCTGCGTATTTCTTGGGTAAGTACCCCGACAAAAAGATCATCATGGGTACCCATACGGCGGGCTTATCTGAAGACTTTGGTAGGCGAGTGCGAAATTTAATCGATTCAGATGAATACAAACAGATATTTCCAAACACAGAAGTCGCGGACGATCAGAAAGCTGCGGGCAAATGGTCTACATCTGCTGGTGGACAGTATTATGCTGCTGGTGTTGGCGGCGCTCTTGCCGGTCGTGGTGCTGACTTATTTGTTATTGACGATCCGCACTCTGAACAGGACATGAAAGCTAATAGCCGGCTAGCGTTTGATAACGCTTGGAGTTGGTTTCAGACTGGTCCGTTGCAACGTCTCATGCCTGGCGGTGCAATTATTGTAATTATGACTCGCTGGAGTTTGCTTGACCTTACAGGCCGCTTGATTGACTACCAGATTAAGAACCCAGGCACAATTCCGTGGGAAATTGTTGAGTTACCAGCCATAGTTAACGAGGGGACCGAAGAAGAAAAGTCTCTTTGGCCTGAACAATGGACTCTAGAAG